TTCAGGAGAGAATACAGGTGTATCCACTCCGGCAATAGGCATACCTAAAGGGTCATAGCCAATCTCTTGTCGCAGAGAATCTAGCTCTGCTTGCTCTGCTGCTGTTAAAGCCATTATCGACCTCCTCCTGCTTTTGCTTTTGCTTCGAGTTCTGCTAAACGTGCTTTTTTATCTGCAAGGGGCGTAGTAGGTATTTCAACAGTTAATGGTCTGTTTGTCTTAATCCCTTCAACAGACTTGTTGTGTTGTTTAATAACATTTGTAGCAGCACGGTCGTTAATATCAATAATTCGTTCCATCGCTTTCTGTGTCAATGTAATACGACCAGCAGCAATATCGGCTGCATATTTACGGTCTCCGTCTGAAAGGCCTGTACCAGCACCGAATTGTTTAATAATTCTTCCTACGTTAGCACCCATGTTTGCAACATATGCTTGAGAATTAGCAGCAGCATCCGAAGATGTTGTTTCAATTCCTGCCTGTAACAAAGCGTTGTTTAGACCAATTAAGAAGTCCGCACCTGTACCTGTAATTGCTCCTGCTTTTAGGAGACCTTTAGATACTGCATTAGTCCTTAAAATAGTTGCTGCATCTTGTGCTCCTACTTTACTAGTTAATACGTCCTTAGCCTGACCTTCTCCAAGTGATTTATCAAATTGAGTTTCTTGTACATCTCCACGGACATTGACACTTGTGCGCCTGTCTGGAGCCGAGCCGATACGAGCAATTTTCTCACCTGTTGTCTTGTTAACAAGGTAGATGCCTTCTGATGTTTCAGAAAGAGCTGTTTGGTCGGCTTTCTCAACATTGTCAAGGTCAGAGACATTACCTGATTTTGAATACTTTTCTACACTAGTTGGAGTATATTTACCTGTTCGGATGAGCTGCTGTAATGGGTCTGCTCCTTGCTTCTCTCGTAAGGCTTGTTGTGTTCTGGCTTCTGTAAGACCAAGGTCAGCAGCAGATTTACGTAGGCTTTGTGCATGAGCATACATCTGTTGTGCTTCATTGCCATAGCCCATAGCTGCTGCTTGTTGAGCCATAGCTGTGGCTCCTTCAACTGTATTGAAGTCTCCGCTTTGCATAATTCCTTGTAGGTCGCTGCTTTTCTTCATCTGAGGGTCTTGTGCTCCTAGCATACCACCAACAGCTCCTGCAAGCTGGTTGCCCCCTTTGTAGAGCATTTGTGTGGCTCGTTGTTCAGGAGACAATTGAGCAAAGGCGTTAGCCTTTGTTGTCAGCTCTTGGTCACGTTGCATAGCAAGCTCTTGAGGAGAGAAGCCAAATAGTCCTTTTACAATTTCAGTCATATTTATTCCTTAGTCCCAAGAGTTTGTGCCAAATGCATAAGCACCGGGGTCAGCTTTGAAAGTACCAGAGGGTCTATTGAACATATTAGCAACACCTGACATTAGTTGTTGATTCCCTAAAGCACCGCCAATGGCATCTGCCCAAGGGTTCTGCTTATTGGCTGCTCCCATAGTGTTTGCTGCTGCCATTCCTCCTTGATACAGGGTGTTACCTGCATTACCGCCGTATTGAGCAGCTCGACCGCCTAGCTCACTACCCATAGAGAGAGAATTAGCTCCTGCGCTCTCTAAGCTCTGAGCCAAGCCAAACTGTGTCTTATAGGGGTTGTAGGCTTGAGAGGTGAGGTCAATGCCACTTCCTAACAGCCCTTGTCCGAAGGAGGTTTGTGCTCTGCCTTCTGCCTGTGCCTGTGTTGCAAGACCAGCATTCTGTTGTGCTAAGGCGTTGTAATAGGCTTGTGCTTCTGGGTTTGCTGCTCCTAGAGAACCTCCCTGAGCTACAGACAACCCGCCCCTGCCTGTGTTCTGTAGGTTCTGCTGCATACGGGCATAGGCCATGTCGTTGCTAGGAGCTAGGAGCTGTTGTTGCTTCTGCATCCAGCTTTGAGCTGCTTGCTCAGGCGATGTGGCTAAATAGCCCTGTCCTAGGTTGAACAGCCCTTGACCTGCCTGTTGTCCCTGCTGAATCATGTCCATGCCAGAGCCACCTGCCCGTGCTAGGAAAGCATCTCGCTGTGCTGCCATTTCTGGGCTAAGGGTGTAACCTGCTGATGTTAGGTTTCCAGCAGCATCTGTACCGAAGTTGCTCTTACCAAAGGCTGTTGTAACCCCTACAGGTCGAAAGCGTTGAGCATCTGCTGCTATACGAGCACTCTCTAGCTGTGCGTTAGCTTGTGTGTTAGCTGCGCTCTTGTTGCTTTCCCCTTGCATAAAGCCGCCAAGAAGACTAGCACCTGCTCCTAAAAGTAATGGTAACATTTATGTGTCCTTGCGCTTAAGTTTTAATGATGAAGAAGATGCCGAGAGAAGGCTGTAGGTTTGCATCTGTACCTGACACACCAAAAGAGTTTGTACCTGTAATGCCTGTGACTGCCGATGCAGTTGAGCCAGTTCCGTTAAAAGGAGTGTTGGAAACTGTAAGACCCGCTGCATTTCCGCCTGTAGGAACAGTTATTGTGTGTAAGTGTCCGGGGTCTGTAATTGTGTGGCTGTGAGAGACAACAACAGCATCTTTAGAGCCTAATGTCTGCGCTGCTGTATACAAACCACCAGCACCAATAGGGCTTCGGTTGTTGAAGTTGGGCAGGTTGAAGGTTGTGCTTCCATCTCCTGCGCCATAGACAGTGCCAATGACAGCGAATAGGGCAGCATAGGTGGTACGGTTGGCTGTGGCTCCGTTACACAACAAGAAGCCTGTAGGGGCTGTTGCTGTAGGCCACATGACAATGCTGCCTGTTGGAGAGGTGTTAGCGACAACAAAGGCTGTGGTGGCTAGTTGTGTAGTGCTTGTTCCTACACCAGCAGTGGGTGCTGTTGGTGTTCCTGTGAAAGCAGGAGACAACAGGTCTGCCTTGGTAGCTGAGGAGGTGGCTAAGTTATTAAACTCGATGTCAAGCTCTGCTCCCTTTACAATTTTAAGAGCATTTCCAGAAGGCAGCGTGTCCTTAGCTGTAAAGGCTGTACTTTTTACATAATTTGTCATTTGTTTCCTTAAACAATTTTGCCGTTCTTGGCCTGTATCTCTAATTTCTGTATGCTCAAAGGGAAGCCCTGAATGTCGCTTTCATACCCTGTCTGAACAATCTTGCCGCTGCTTGTGGGGTAAGCCACTAAAGTTTGTAAAGCAACACCATCTGAGTATTTAGCTATACCATATTCAGACACCCCGTAGAAACTTTCTCCTTGAGCAGGAATCTGTACGTTCTGAGCCTGATAGTTGCTACTAAAGTCGTAGCCCCATTTGATAGTGACGTATTGAAGACTACCTCCAATAACCACAATGCTTAGTTTCTTTAGCACTGTCGTTATACTTGGTTGTCCTAAGTCAGCATGGTTGGTAAAATATTGAAACCTGTAGGTAGTTGTGTTGTCGAAATAGCCTGTATATTTACCGACATATCCAGCCTTACCAATTAAAAGACTACCATCCCGTAAGGAGCAGAAGCAGGTTGGTGTAATGCTGTCCCATGTGGTGATACGAGCACTCCCGTCCTGTAGGGGCTGTTTGGTGTCGAAGCAATAGACCTGATTGGTGATAGGCACTGTCAACAGGTAGAAGGCTTCTAACGGGCTGTACACGCTCTTTACAAGGCTTAGGTCTGTACCATCTAAGGTACGCATCAAGTCATCACGAACATTCTTGCTGAGGTCTCTAAATGGAGCACTCTTTTCCTGTATTGTTCGGAGCACTGAACGTACCCCTGTCTTAGACAAGAAGATGACATCAGAGCCTGTGTTCTGTACACTGTCTCTAGCAATACAGCCAATGCCTGTAACTGTGTCTGAGAGACGGAATGTAGGAGAGGGGTCAGCTATTGACGAAGCTCCCGAATACACCAATATGTTCTGAGTACCGAAGATGAACAAGAAGTCGTTATGAGCTGCTAAAGCTGTAATGGTGTCGTTACCATTAGGCCAAACCGTATCAACATTCAATGTTCCTGAGCTTCCTGTGTTGTAGTGCTCAGGGTGGCGAATGTCGCTATATTGAATGAGACCCTTCTCGGTAGTTGTGTCTACATTCCATATACGTCCCCAAGCACTCATGCTGAAGTTGGCTTGTTGCACTGTGCCGTTGTAGCCAGCCATTTCACTAATACGCTTGTAGGTGGAAGCTGAGACAATGGAATCAAACACAATGGGGTCATGTCCTCGTTGAAAAGCAAAAGCTGCTCCCCCCATGTTAGACACGCTCCAATTGTCTCCTGTTATTGTCGGAGCTGTGCCACCGCCGCCATAGGTGAGTTCTACTAGAGCACCACCTGTTAGCTTAAACACCTTGTTGTTTCCGAACACTAATGTAAACACATTACCTGCATCATCTACGTGTTCTGCTATAGTGCGTATAGCAGCAGAGCCTAGAGGCCCAGAAGCTGTGTTCTGTGGAAGCCAGCCCTTACGTGCGCCTATACGACCAAACTTGTCAATGACAGCGTTATTAGCTACCAGAGACCATCCCTGCTCTAGGTCTAAAGAGCTGTCTTGTGTGTTTAGACCAAAGAAGCCGGGAGCTGTTACAGAGAAGGTTTGTATGTTTTGTGCCATCTATGTCCAGCTCCAGCTATCAAGCTCAGGGTAACGGCTTTGCTCAATGGCAATGTAGTCTGACAATGCGCTCTTGTACATGGAATAAGCCTCGCTGCTTGCCAAGCCCCCATCTTCACCTCGTTCAACTAAACCACGAGCAAGGGCTAACAAAAC